TTACACGACATCGACTGTGACGGGATGTACGTGTTCGTGCTGGACGACATGATGAACGAGCTAGGGCTTGGGCGGCTGGAAGCGGTCGTGCTGGTCGAAGATGACGGCACGTATCCCGCCGAGCGTCGCCACACGAGCGAGAAGAACTACACCGAGACGGCTATCCGCTTCGACGTGGACTACCTGCCCTACCAGATGCCGCTGCGTGGCATCGACACGTCCAACCTTGCCGCCACGAGGGGGTGCTGATGTATATTCCGCTTTACGGCTTCCAGACGCACCTGCGTGAAGGGCTACCCATCGACGGTCGCCACCTGCCGATACCGGAAACGGCGTACCAGCACCTGCTCTCGCGGCTAGACGACGGCGACTGGTCGTATCTGGAGCTGCGCGAGGGGCGTGTCAGCGAGATTGTGCGCGTGCATAACGTGTGCGGTAAACTGGTTATCGACCGGGGTGTGGAGTGTACCGCCCCGCGCTGCCAGCGCTGCGGCATCGGCGTGTTTTTCGTGATGACTGCACAAGGTGTCCGCGACGCCGTCTGCCAGATGACCGACAAAGATTGTGAAAAAGGAGACTGCCCGTGAGATACATCCAATTCGCCGGGTTTAACTCGAATACCACCGACAAGCTGCTCGATACCGACCTCGACTTGCCTGTGTACGAGCAGCACCTCGCCCTGCTGCGCAAGCGTCTCGCCGCCGACGGTGACTACACCTACCTCGTGCTGTTTGATGGCACGCAGACAGAAGTAGTGCAGCTAACTAACCACGGCGGGTCACTCAAACTGACCCGCGCACTGGAAGATACCCCCGCGCAATCGTTCCCTACCGGAACGTGCGTGCGATGGGAGATTACCCCGGCAGCGGTACGTGATATTGTCTGCCAGATGGAGTGTTGCCCATGAGCGCGGTATTAGTAAAATTCGTCAGTTGTGTACTGCTCCTGATATTCGGCATCATGTTCGGGTTCGACCTCGTGCCGCCGTACTATCGTGTCGGCACAGCTGATGCTAACTCATGGGCAGTCGCCCTGATGACGCTGTGCCTTGCGCAATCCGCTATGACGTTACTTGCTATGTGGGACTGCATCCGCTGTCGGGTGTGGAGCGATTTTCTCCTACAAATTACCGGGCTGGTGTTTATAATCCTCGGCGGCGCGTTTGTAACCAAATACCCACCGCTCACATGGGCGATGTGGCTATTCCCCTTGCTAGGGTTACTGTGCCTGACGACCGGGCGGGAGTTCAGCAGATACTCCAGAAACAAATTGCAACCGCCCTCCATCCGGTCTGGAGGTGCTGACCGGATGGAACTGCATGACCGAACTTAATGGAATCCACACGAACTTAGCGGCAGGCGTCGGTTTCGCTTTCTTCGCGGTGCTGGTCGGCACGCGCTGGAGTGAAATCGGTCTGCGTGACTATATAATCATCATGGTGCTGGCGCTTCTTTCCACGGCTTTTGCCATCGAGCGCTGGTTTTCTGACGGCACAGTCGTTACCTGTTCCCTCATTGGGTTCGGTATCGGCTATCTGGCAGACGACGTGTATATCAACATCAACGCGACGCTGCCGGATGTGATTAAAGGTATTATCGGGGACGGCACGGAATGGCTGCACAACAAGGTGCGGCAGGTGTTGGGGCTAGCTCCGAAAGACGACGACGATGAGGAGGACGAATGAACTACAAACCCTATATTTACGCCGCAGCCTGCCTGTTTATGCTTTGGTGTGGATACGATGCTGGTAAAGCCGTTGGTCGGCAGGATATGCAGAAAGAAGTCCAATCGGCAAAGCTGGAAGTGGACAACATGAAGCGCCGGGCGCAGGAAGCAGCCAACGCTCATGCGAAGCAGATGAGTGAGGCGAGCCGTATGTACCAGCAGGAGAAAGCCGAGCTGGAAGCCCGGCAGCAGGAGCGGATACGGGTCGTGCAGAAAGTCGTGGAGAAGCCTGTGTACCGCACGGACTGCATCGACCGTGAAGGGCTGGACGAGATAAACAAGGTGATTAAGAAAATCCCTGTAACAACGGCAGATAAGTAGTAAGTCAAGAAGAAACTACAACCACTGTTTTTTGCTATGGCTGGTCAGACCTACAAGTATATGAAACCTATAAAGTATTTTTTGTCTGACGCTTGTGAAAAGGCATAACTTCGTTTGGTGCGATCCGATATAAAAATCAACAACTTACAAAAACCACGAATTTTTTTAATTGTCTTGTTTAATTTTTTAACTAGGGGAAAACGCAAATGAACGAACTCGACTGGATTGCCGAAGGGCGCAAACTCATCGGCGTGGAAGAAAACGCCAACACCTCTAAGGTCGTCGCCATGTGGCGCGATGGCTTCGAGGCGTCGGGACAAGCCGGGAGGATGAAAGAATCCGTGTGGAATACTGGCAGCACGCCGTGGTGCGGGGGCTTCGTCGCCGCCTGTCTCGCCCGTGCAGGTCTGGGCAAGCACGTGCCGAAAGACTTTCCGCTCGCGCGTGCATGGGCGAAAGTAGGCGCACCGCTCTCCAAGCCTGCGTATGGCTGCGTGGTCGTCTTTACGCGCGATGGCGGGGGTCACGTTGGCTTTGTCGTCGGCAAGGACGCTAAGGGCAATCTGATGGTGCTAGGCGGCAATCAGGGAAATCAGGTCTGTATCAAGCCGTTCAGTAAAGCGCGCGTGCTGGCGTATCGCTGGTGCGGTAATGGTAGTGCTCCGCTTGCCGAACGGTTTGACCTACCGCTACTTAGTTCAGACGGACGAGTAAGCACGAACGAGGCGTAGCCATGCACAAGTTTATCGCCTGTATCTTCCTGACTGCCTGCACCCGCGTTACCGTCCCATATCTGGCGCACGAACCGCCTGCTGACCTTACGCAGCCCTGCCCTGCGCTGCAACCGCTGGCGGGCATGACAGGCAAGGACATGACGCTATGGATAATCACCACCGCCAACCAGTACCACGACTGTTCTGCTCGCCACGCCGGGCTGGTGCAGGCAACCCGCATCGAGGGGTCGGTCACGCGGTATGAGTGGCGCTGACCCATTTGTGTCCCACAACCAACAAAAAATGAGCCACAAATTCGTTTGTGGCTCATTTAGTCTGCACAAGTGCGGTTAGAGGATGGAGACGTTCAGATTTTCTGACGGCTTGAAATGGATATAGGTCTTTGCAGGGATGGTAATCGGCTCACCGTTCTGTGGGTTTTTGCCCTTGCGCTCGGCGCGGGTTTTCTTCTGGAATGAACCCACATCGCGGATTTCTACACGCCCGCCTGCACGGAGGGTTGCTACGACGTGCGACCACATGGCGTCCAGAGCCTTGCGTGCGCTGTCTTGGGTGATGCCTGCGTCTTTAGCGACGGCTGCAATCAGTTTTACTTTGCTAAGATTACTCATGAGTTTTCCTCGGTTAAGTTTTCATAACCCTCGAGTGATATATCGAGGGGGATTTTTACGCAGATACATTCAGTCTTACCTGCGCCTCTGGAGACGGTAAAGCCTCCCAAGTCGATTTTCTGGGGTTTCATCACCTTGCCGTAGAGCGCCTCGAGGCTGCGGATAAACTCCGGCGCGCCGATGTTCTGGCGCTTGCACCACTGCTTGATAGCTGGCATCGAAATGAACGCGCGTTCTTCCTTCATCTCGTAGCGTATCTGGATACCACGACCCGGCACCGTTTGTTTCTTGACGTAGTTCACGTCGTTCATCACGCCTTTGCCGGGCTGGTCGGGCATATCTGACGGGCGGACATGGGCGGCGACCACAATCCGCGCGCCCTCGTGTTCGTTCATAAACTGTGCAATCATGCCTTCCGGCGACATCAGGCTCTGTCCGATAGTCTGCTTGCCTTCAGCGATAAGCGCCAGCAGGTAGTCCAGCAGGTTGTCGAGGTCGTAGTTAATCAACCCCAAGTCACGGGCGATGCGCATCCCGACCATCATGCGGGTAGTCATGTACGACCAGAAGCGGTAGTTGCTGCCGATGCCTGCGCGCTTACGGATGAGCTTCTCCATCTCGTACAGCTCGTCTTCGATTTCTTCCTTGTGGGTCGTCACGTAGCGGATATAGACATCGCCTGCCACGCCGTAGTTCTGCGGCAGCTTACGGATAAGGCGTTCGTTTTCCTCAAACTCCTCCGGGGAGTAAACCTCTCCTAGCGGCTTGACCTTTATCTCCAGCACCCGGCTCATCTGGGCGGAAGCGTCGTGACTGTGGTTGGCAAGCGAGGCGATGATACTGCTGTTTGCGCTCATCACAGGCAGACACGACCAGAATGTCGTGTTGAGTTGCAGGTTCTCGCCACCTGACTGCATCCGGTCTTTACCACGACCTTGTGTGAGCTGGTAGGCAATATCGGAAGCATCTTTCGGCGAAATATCGGTCATCTCGTCAAAGCCAGCGGCGATGTTGTTCATGATGCCGAGCTTGGCGAACCGAGCGATGTAGGTGTCTTCCTTGTTTATCATCAGCCCGGTACGCGGTGACGGGTCGCCGTAAACGGAAATGCCAAGTGAGAGCGCGGCTGACTTGCCCGCGCCTTTCTCGCCGGTGAGGAACAGCAGCGCCGCGCTCTCCAACGCACCGATGGGCATCAGCGGGGAGGCGAAAGCCGCAGCGAGTGTCGTCTGCGCCCACTCCATGCCCTTGCGGTTGTAGGTTTCCGCAATCGCTTTCCATGTGTCGAGCGAGCCGCGCGGACGGGTCAGCCCGCTGTAAATCGCGGCTTTTCCTTTCGGCGCGATTTCGATGACGCTGCCATCAGCCTTGTACAGTTTGTCGCCCAGCAGGAAGCTCTGCTGGTCTTTGTCCCATCCGAGCTGGTCTGTGACCGTGGTTTCGGCAAGGGTAGATTCGGTTTGCTTGAGAAGTTCGATTAGCATCTGTCCCATCAACTTTCTGTCTTTGTCGTGCAGCAGAAAACCGACAGAGCCGAGGTAAGCGTTTAGCCCCTGCCCCATCAGGGTCTCGCCCGGTATCTGCACATCATCATACCCCTTCAGGTGGTGTTTGCGAAAGACGTAGCTCATCTGAACTTCGCCTGTTGCGGTGCGGGCTTTAATCCGCTGCACCGGATAAACGGGGTATGGGTAAATATTGCGCCAGTACCAGTCGCCTTCGGAGTCCTTGCAGCGCACGAAACATCCGCCTTCGTTTACCCTAACCGTCTGATATTCGTATTTGGGCAGGTTGGATTCGGGTTCAGCGGCTGGTGATAGGTCTTCCCCCTCTGCTGCCCACCCAGACGGCACAGGAAGCGTTATCGCGGGTCGCGGTGGCAGACTAGTATCCTGACTAGGGGTGACGTCCTTTGGGGCGGCAGACGTCGCCTCCTGCGCGAGGAGCGGGGCGTTCGGCACGCTGATGGGTGACTTGACGACGCCTGCAAACGGACAACCCTCGCACGCTTCCGGGCGGTATTCGGCGAAGGTGCTACAGTGCATCGGCTTGATGTCGTTGGCTTCTAGCCATGCGAACTTTTCGTCGATGCTGTATTCGCTGTGCCACTTGGGGTCGGTCGAGAGGCGCTCTGCTGTTTCGCGTCCGTCGGTACAGAAACGTAGCACGGACAGCGCCGCACGCCACGTCGGTTCTTTACCATCGTTCATGGTGCGGATTTGCTTGCAGCCCGCAACGATGTCTGCGGCGTTGCGCTCTGGGAAGTCTGCTTTGGGTATCTGGAAAAAGCGCATGAGCGCGATGTCGGCTGCTGCCTTCACGTAGTCCGGCACGTTCACCTGCGGCAGCGTAGGAACATGACTGGTCGCCTTCGGCACGTAAGCGTCGAGTTTCTCTTTGTAGAAGGCGTAGGGCATGGTCGCGCCGACGACGCGGATTTCCACCAGCGCCGCACCCGTCATACCACCTTTCATGTTCCATGTGCCGGGCAGTCGCAGGACGCTGGCAATATCACGTGTCCGCATCGGGTCGGCGTGCAGCCCCAGAGCTTCGCAGGCGGCGCGCAGGCGGTCGGCAAGGTACTGCCATTCGTCGGGTGTTACTTCCGTCTCCAGCGCCCAGTAAACGTGCAATCCTGCTGCGCCAGATGCGACCACCCACGGGCAGGGCATACCGCTGGCGACACAGAAATCGCGCAGGGCAGTAAGCGCTTCGACGCGGGTTTTGTAATCCTTTTTCTCGCCCACGTCGAGGTCGAGCCATAGCGCTTTGACCGCACGGGCGTTGTTGCGCGTGCGAAGCTGGTTTTTCTCGCCCTTGTGGGTCTGCACGGTATGCCAGCCCTGCTTGTAGGCAGCCAGCGCGAACCACACGTCGCGCGGTAGCTGGTAAAAATAGCCTGCGGTCTGGACAAGCTCGTCTTGGCGCTCCAGCACTTTCTGCCGCATCTTGCCGTCTTTAAGCCCGCCGTCATCCGAGTGGGCATACACATACACCCCGGAGGCGGGCAGGACGGCACGGAGAAAGTCTGTGAGGGAAGCAGTCATGGATTAGCCTCTATCGCGGGTCAGGTGTGAGCTAATAATTTCCATCGCTGTCGCAGAGCGCTGGTTGTAACTGATTTCTTCCGGTATGGGGAGTTGTCCTTCCTTGACAAGCCGGGTAAGCACGTCGGTGATAACCACCAGCCGTTGAGCGATGGACGTTGTGCTGATGCTGCGCTCCTTGCGCAGATATTTATCGAGGGTGATGTAGGGGATTCCGGCAAGCGTGGTGACTACCGGGCGCTTGACGTCGCTATCGCGCATGGCGACTAGCAGGTCGTCGATTACTGTTTGATAGCGTTTCTTTTTCATGATTCGGTAAGCGGCACGTCCTTGTGCCTGTTTGGTTTAGAGTGCTGCCATGCCCGCAGGTGCGGTCTGTTCGTTCTGCGGTTGCATCTGCGGCTGGAACTGCGCCTGAGCTTGTTGTTGCCATGCAGGCGGCTGTTGCCCTTGAGGCTGCATTTGTGCCTGTGGTTGCATCTGCGGTTGACCTTGCGGCGGCTGTACCTGACCTTGTGGCGGAACTTGCATTTGCGGCTGCTGCGGCGGGGCTGCATTAACCGTGGCGTTTTCCGTCGTGTTATCGAAATGGATGTCCAGCAGGCGGTCAATCGTGCCGGCAGTCATCGCCTCAACCATTGCCTGAATGGCAGGTTCAGACGCGAAGCGAACTTCGTTGCTGCGGTTGCGCAGGTCGTACAGGCTAAAGGCGACGACAGGTACAGACTGGCTGCCGTCGAACGAAAGCTGCACGGTAAAGGTGAACGGCATGATGCCGTGCGAGGCTTGGAAGTCGCCCATCGTTTTCAGCAGGGTAGCGAAACTGCACGTGCCGACGTTCGCGTTTCCAGACTGGCGCACGGACTTGTAGCCGAAGTCCACCACATACAGCTCATGCTGCGGGTCGTTTGCCAGCATAACAATAGCGCGCTGGCGGTAGTTACGCTGCACGAAACCTGCCGGGAGCGGGCTGTCGAATTTCTCGTCCGGGAGCGGGTAGCGGGAAAGCGTCTTGGGCGCAACACCTGTCTTTTCGCTCTCGTCGTAGGTACGGTCATAGAAGACGTAGTGGAACTGCGGATTGACCGCAACGATATGCACATCCAGCGTCAGTTCAGAAAGCTGCACCGGTTCTCCGCCGCCTTTGGAGATGTTGAAGCGGTTGCTTTTGAAGGTGATGCGGTTCGGCGCGTTGGTCGCGAGAGCGGCTGCTTGCTGCCATTGCGCAGCGATTTTCGCCGCGAAGTCAGCGTTCATCTGCGGGACTGGCACATTGACGTTGCCAAAGGGAATGACTTGGTTTGTCATGGGAATTACTCCGGGTTGGTTAAGAAAAGGGTTAAGCGGATTTACGTGGGGCGGAAAGTTTGGTTTCCACGAAGTGTCCGAACGGACTGGCAGCTATCAGGTGAAGCTCTGGTTGTCCGGCAAGCACACGGTGAACATTCAGCTCCTGCACGCGGGTCGCGAACGCCTGCTGCTGGTTTAGAATCTGGTCGTAGGTAGTGACGCCATCGTCCAGTTGTTGCTGCTGCTTGTTCAACTCGTCTGCGCTGATAAGGGCAGCGTTTAGCAGCACCTTCCAGTTATGCTCGCAGGCAAGGCGTTCAACCGCCAGCACGCTGTCCGGTACAAGGCGCGCCTGCTGTGCATACAACACGTGCTGCGTGGTGATGATGCCATCGGCAAGCAGTCGGTCTAACCAGGCACCTGCTGCCTCACGTCCACCGGCTTCTTCTGTCGGGAAGCTGCACTTGACGCTCTGGCGACGGGCGAACGTGCCGACACCGTCGAAGGCGAAGTGTTTTGCGCCTTCTGCGTCCATACGACTGAGCAGATGCTCCTCGGCAGTTGCCTTAGCGGTTTTCAGCATCTTCTCCCAGTCCGAGAGCTTGCCAAGCTGTTCGTTGATACGTACAATGAACTCCGCGCACGCTTTGTCGGATGAATAAATTTCCTGTGGGATTTCTATTTGTTTCGGCATAAATGCCTCCTGTATGATTGAATGGTTAGTCAGAATGTGCGTATAAGTTTACCCCTTGATAGCCTAGCTTTCAAGGGGTTCTTATTTGAAATTTAGTGTTCAAAGCCGGAAATGTTTTTCGTAAATAAATTAACAATATTCCGCTCAATGTTCACCCCGCGCTCCAGCGCCGAAAACGCCAGCTTGTCCTGCGCACCTGCCGAGAGGTGCACCACGAACGTCTCCTTCGCCGTCTGCCGCGCCGACGACAAGCGCTCAAACATCTGCTGATACATGAACGCCCCGGTCAGCGGCACGCCGTAGCAGATGATGTAATCGGCACTCGCCAGCTCCACCCCGAACGCCATTGTGCGCGGGTGACACACCAGCACGTGCGGCTCTCGCTCATCGAGAAAATCACGCAGAATTTTCGAGCGCGCCAGTCCGGTCACGCTGCCGTCAATCTTCTCGCAGCTAAACCCTTCGCTGCGGATGAACTCCACCAGCATATCGTTTACCGCCGTGAAGCTGGAAAACACCACCTTCTTGCGGGGTGTCGCGCGGAGCAGCTCCGCCAGACGGGTCAGCTTGGGCGTGGCGTCCACCCGGACAATGCTGGCTTCGCCTTCCTTTTTCGCCCGTACCGCACCGCCGGACACCTGCAACAATTTCTGCGCCAGCGTAGATGCTGTCGTCGCTTCAACGGTGTTGGTGTCAATCATGTACTGCAACTGCTCCACCAGCTCCTTGCTCATCGCCCGCTGCTGTGGCGAGAGCGGCACGTCTTCGCGCAGCACCTGTGGCACAGGGATTTTCATGAGCTGTTCTTTGTCGAAGCGGATGCAGGGCGACATGGCGGCTTTAACAAGCGCTTCGTGTCCGTGCTTGGGAATCCACTTGAACTGCGTAATCTTCTGCATCGTCATGTATTTCCAGCGGATGTACTGGTCTGGCACTTGCGTCGGGTTGATGAGCTTAACTTGCAGATAGATTTTATCCGGTGCGCCCGGTGTCCCGGTCAGCCCCCATCGGTAGGGGCATTTGCTGGCGACCTTGTGCGCTGCCTGCCAGCGCTGCGCCGTCAAAGCGGATGC